CGGCAACGTATCACCTGGGGATCTGTTCTGAGCTTGCGGAGCATCGCCTCGTCAACCTGGTCGAAGTGACGCTCTCGCTCGTCCATTTCAAGAACTTTATCGATAAGGCTCATAGCGTTAGCGTTTCTTAGAAATCGAAGTCCCGTTTCTGCCGCAGTCGCAATGGTAGGAGCCGCGTTTGCTCGGATGCGAGTTGCAGTTTCCGCGATGCTGGATACCGTCCTTGTCGATGAACGCCTCGCCGGGTTTGGCCTTTTCGCCGTCCAGGTGAGTGATAATCATCTTGTCGGTCTCCTTCAAAGCGTCCTCGCGTGCGTCAACTTCGATCTGCTTAGCTCTCACGAAAGCCTTACGCTCAGCGTCAGCCAGCTCAGCCTCCTGGGCTTCCAGGACTTCCTGGCGTTTTGCTATCTTAGCTTGACGTTTAGCAAGCTCCGCCTGTTTGTCGGCGAGCTCGGCATTCTTTTCAAGCTCGGCCTGACGCTCAGCAAGTGCTTCGCGTTGCTCTTTGAGCTTTTCGTCATCGGCCGCGATCTGGTCCTCGACCTTTTTCATCTCGTCGGAGATCATCTTGGCGGCTTCATTTACTTCGCCCAGTTCCGCCTGCTCTGCGATGTTGGGTACTTCTTCTTCGATTTTTTCGTCTGCCATGATACATTTTCCTTTGAATTAAATTAAGCAACCGCCTGCGGTCTCGCCTGCTGTTGTTGCATCTGTTGATATTTAGCTTTTATCTCGTCTTTCTTCGACAAGTCTGTAGCGTCGATCATAATGTCGAACGGAATGGAACCAGGATACGCCTGATTTATGGCCTCCATCTTAACCCATTGCAGCATCATTTCGGTCGGTGCTGTTGGCGAGGTAGTAACCTTGACCCCGTACTCAGCGATCACGTCGTCCCTGAGCGACTCAAGCAGCATATCCGAGGCGACTCGTTTGACCACCTCGTCGTAATTGAGTTTGAGCGTGGGATAAGCCTTCTCGTACTCCATCGCCGAGTCCTGTCCGGTCTGGATCGTCTCCATGAATCCCGGTTTGTCCTCTGTCTTGATCTGCTGGAAAAACTCTGGTGCGATAGGGGCCATTGGCTGAGGCTCGGGTAGTCCGGCTCCGACCTCTCCTTCGAGTTTGAGGCGGGCCTTTGCCATCATAGCTTCGTCGATCAGTGACGATGCGGCGACTATATTCTTGATCTCCTCATTGGTGTAAATGTTATTCTTGCGGATCACCAGGAGCATATACTCACCAAGCAGCTCAAGCGTATAATAAAACTTGTCGAAAGCCGTCTCGGAGCTGACCTTGTTTTGTCGCTGTTTAAGTCCTATTGCCCTACCTGATTCGGACTTGCCGGTATCCATGCCGCCGGTCGAGTCATCGATCCCAGATATATTCTTAGCAGCCTCCTCGAACTGATTCATCATCGTGTAATGGCCGAGGGGTAACTCGGTGGCTTCGGTCCGCTTAACCTCGCCGCCGAATTTGCTCTTATCGAGTACGAATCCGTCAACGTCGCCGAAGTTTCTGAGCTCGGCGAGATCCGGTGCATTCATTACTTTCTTAACTTCCCATCCAGCATTAGCAGTCTTGTTAAGAATCTTGACCGTCTGGGTTGCGAAGATATTCTCCATCTCGTTCAAACTGACCACGTCGTCAAGCTGCCCGGATGCAAAGCCCTGGTAATAGTACGGACTGAACCTGAACACTGGAAGATCGGTACAGTCGGTCCCGAATGGACTCGGTTTGTCTTCGAGCATGTTCGTACCGAGCATCGTCGTTTTGTGCAAAATGAATGCAGGGTGCTTCTTGCTATTGTAGCGGCCGTCCTTCTTAGCTTTCTTTGCAGCCTTCAAAGTCTTTTTACCGGACGCTGCGGAGATGATCCGCGATATACCTGTCTTGCCGTCGACGATCATAATGCCCGGAGTGACTTCTTTCCACCAGATCGTCCGGATACGATACTTGTATTTCCGCTTAAGCTCATCGTCCTCATACTCGTTACGACGGTCCTGGCCGTTACCCTCATCGGCCAAGTACCCTGCGACCGTGTCGATCCCCATCGATGTGTCGCCGTCGTACCCGCTCTTAACGCCAGAGTAATCAAAGTCAGGGAAATTAACCTCGATGATTTCCTTGTCGACCCAGTCCTTGATAATAGCGTACTTCGCCCCTTCTTCTTTGTCGTTAATATTATAAATGTCGCAATTCGGGTCAATGTCAACGTCGAAAAGTGACTTCGATCTAAGTACCGGCTGGCCGTTCACTGTCTTCGATTCGTCGACATCAAAACAAATAAAGCTCTCTGAGTCAACGAGCCCATCCTCAAACGCACATGCGTAAATATAGTCGGCGTTGCTCTGGTCCTCGGCGTGTTTGATAGTCTCGCTCCATACCTGGGCAGCGGACTCCGTGCCGCCACGTCTCGGCCTTACCCGAACGCTCTGACGACTATTCAGATACAGGCCCATCATTCCCTTGATAATAGGCTTACATCGATTCTTTGTGACGGGGGTGACTCCCTTAGACTTATAAAGGTCCCACGACTCCTTAGTCCACTGTATGCCGTTGCGGAAGTCCTGGTACGTTATGGCACGGTCACGTTGCCTTGACAGCTTCTCACTATTGTCGGCGTCCAGCATGAACTGGAGGGCCCTTTTCCCGATTTCGATTTCGTTTAGCATATTAGTATTGCCTTAAATGGTCTGGTACGCCGGATCTGGCTGATGCCATCTGTAGTTCATCTTCGGTTTCTGGATCAACGAACTGTAATCCCCATAAGCCCTGTATATAACTATCACTGCTGTCTGGACTGCATCCAAGCACTTTTTTGACCTCATCCTTTGACCGTAGCAATATTTGTCCAGACCTGTTTATATTATACTGGGTCGCTACAGGTATTTGCCTAAGTAACTCGGGGTCATCTATAACCCCTGCCCTTTGGGCTTTTATTACTGTCGATGCGTAATATGCCGCCTCTGCTTTCTTGTTAGCGAACAGCGACTTGTCTTGACCCTTGCTTGTAGGTGCGTCGGTTGGCTTCTCCGCTGAATTGAAATACTGCACATTGTAATTAGCTGCGTCCTGAGCGAGTAGGTCGGCGACGCCTTTTCCATTGCCAATGCAGTCGACAATCATGTTCTTTGTACCCAGTTCCATCGCCATTAGTTTCGCAGCGGCAACGATCTCGTGTGTCTTATGAGGGTATTCTTTCTTGTGGTCCTTAATGCAGTTATTCTCAATCGCTTTCAAGTCGCATATGTCGCCACCGAAAGCAGGGTCGATCGATATGATTTTCTTTGTCTCATGGAAACCGGCGTTGATCGGATTCCACACGATCGCATTAAGAGCCTTGAGCATAGCCGAGGTTATAAGTGTCCGCTCCTCCTGGGTTGTTCTTTTGCATCTAAACTCCTGCTCGTAAATGACGAACGGGGCCTCATCCCTGGCAATTTCTAATGCAGCCGGCGACATAATATCTGTGAGCTCTGCATCAAGTCGGCTGGCGAAGTAACCAGGCTTCATCTTCTCAGCCTTACCGTGATCTGGCAAAGTGCCGCCAGTAGACAAACAGCAAGCTTTGTCAAAACCGATAGTAGCGTGGTTTATTCCTTTCGGAGTATACAGGTTCATTACCCATCGAAACGCTCCAGTGCCTTTAAGGTGTGGAGGTAGTTCTCCCATTATCACCGGCATTAAAATCTCAGTCCATACTACCTCTTTTTGTAAAGCTTTCTCATCACAAACAATACCTATGGCGTCGATTCCACGGAGCGAATCAGGTTCGTCAGTTCCGCCAAATTGGATCATGCTGCCATTAGCAAAAGTAATGAGCATTTTCGTTTCGTTCGTTTTGTAATCCATTTCAGACTTATCGGGCAATGCGTTTTTGAGCATCGTCGGGTCATCCCATACGATTTTGCGGGTCTCTGCTTGATAAGGCGACGTGTAAATGTACTTCGCATTTGGGTAGGTACATGCTTCGCGGATAAGCAGATTGATAGCCAGCGTCGTTTTACGATGACGCCTTGCCCACTCTAAATAGAAACACCACGTCTTACCCTGGTCAAAAGCGTCCAGTGCGTCTTTCTGGTGAATGTGCATACCGTCAATAAATTGTTTATTCGGAATCATCGTCTGGTTTCTTTATTTCATTGAATTTAACTATCTGGATACCCTTGTGCTCGGTGATCTCGGTCGCCTTGCCTTCGTTGAGGTCGGCACGCTTCTCGGCAGACTCGCCGAGTTTGATTATTGTCGTCATCTCACTGGAGATGTCATCGTCTCCCATTTCTTCCAGGTAAGTCATTTGTTTGTCGATCGCCAACGCACCTAGCCGTCGATACTTCGCATTCCGCAACGCAGCCAGTTCGTCCTTTGCATCCTTGTACTCGGAGGGGTGCTCCTTCATACGCTTGTAGATCGTATTGACAGTAACCCCAAACTCGTTGCCAATGTCCGCAACCTGCTCGCCATTAGCATACATCGCTAACATTCGGTGGGTGTTGAAATTTACTGGTTCGTTAACTTGCATAAATATCGTTTGCAGATTCCCCAAAAGCGTCGTTAAGGTTGTTATTGAACATGTCGTTATTTGGGACCGTGTCTGCCGGTGCGTTTATTTCGTCCAAGGTCTTTACGACTGCCTCACCCGACGCCACCTTTGACGCCAATAAGTCTATAAAGTCTTTGAAGGCTTGCGTTAATTCTCCGCCGCTTACTACAGCGGCATTGTATGAGTGAAAGCCGAGAATAACCAGTGATCCATTGTCTAAGTAAGTTTGGCCGAGTAAGTCCTCTGACCCAGCCGGATCATCAAAGTCTGAGGTAAACAAATTTCCATAGTCTATAAAAGATGACGCATCGCCGGGTGTGCCTGTATGTCGTATAATGTCGCAATACGGTTTTAGCATCGTCCAGTCTTCGTCCCAATCAAATGTGCTTATCGAACCGCCCGGAACGCCCCATATTCTAGAGCCTTTAGTAAATCCATTATCATTAAGCCAATCAGTCGCTTTGACAATAGAGGCTATTGCTTCTTCTGGAGTTAGGCTATCAGTTTGTAATAGTTCATGGTCCCATGAGTGACTAGCTATGAGATGTCCTTGTGACTGCATTGTTGTAAGCTGATCTTTAGTTAAAAAATCTCCTGTGCCGATCTTGGCCGGACTTATAAAGAACGATCCTTTCAGATTCTTACTATTGAGGTAACTCGTAACAAGCAAGTCATCTTCGTCCCCATCGTCAAAGGTAAGAAAATATGTAGCTTTCGGCAATGAAGGAACGAACCTAACTGAATCAATCACTACCGTAGGAGTCGTTGCCGCACCTGTTGTATTCAACCTGAATCTGATCTTCTGGAAAAACTGCAATGCGGTTTCTACATTATTAACGCTTGAGTGCCCCGTACATGACATTTTAATCGTATGCCACCCACTTACTCCCGTCGGAGTATTTGTATCAAAGATAGAAGCAACCACGAAATTTGAAGCCCCTGTATCTGATAGTTTTATTGATATAGCGATAACCTCTGCTATTTCCGCAGGATCAACATAGAAAGAGATAACCATGTCGTGATTTCGTATATCTATCGGAGAAACTAAGGTCTTAAGCATCTCAACAGCAGTGCCACCCCCAGCCGAAGTCAATGCGATTGATTTCTTTAAAGTCTTATAATAATCAACCAATGTCAATTCATCTGCTGCCGAAGCGTTTGTAAGTGCCCAACTCGCAACATCCTCCATCGGCTCAGTGAGGGTTGGCTCTTGGTATATGTAATCTTTTATTCTAGCGTTAGCCATTTTCAGTCTTCTTTCGCTAAAGTATATCTCTGTTTACGCTTAAATCATACCACACTTTTCGACACTATCAAGCTAATTCCTGCAAAAAACTCTGGGAAAAGGCTTTTCAATAGGGAAAAGGCTGTTAATTGGTAAAGAAAAGCCGCCCGGTAGTCAGTTCCAGGCGGCTTGTAGTGTAGTTACAGTCCTACGTTGTTGCGTTCTTCGCCGATGATGTTATAAATTCTATCCGACGACAATGGTTCAGGACTTCGCATGATGCGTTCACCTGCTATCTTATGTGCTGTGTACTTCTTGCCGAGAACAGCATTGTCGGACTTAATGACCTTTGTTTCCTTTTTCTTAATAACTCCATATCCGCCGCCGACCGCTGCTAATAACAAAGCGGCCTCTGGACAGAACAGCCCTGCGACAATTTCGCCGACCTTAAGCCAACCTCCGATCGGATCGTTGTTCTGTATCTTCTCGTCATAAGCTTTAGCTGCGACCGTACTTGCGTCCTGCAGGACGTTGACCCCTTCTGACGCCTCAATAATCGCCTTTTCGATCTTATCCAGCTTCTCAACCGGTACGACCTCATACTTTCGCAGGGCGTCAATGACCTTGTCACCGACATCACCGACCGCATCGATACTCTTATTGATCGACGCAGTGAGCTTTTGGTAGTGATCCGGATCACCGGGCACTTGACAGCCGGCTAACAGGACTATCAGCAAGATTAGTACAATGTGATGTTTCATGTGCTCTACCTTTCCATAAAATAATATTAAACTTTCCGTCACGGTGACGGGGTGGTTGGTTCTTTCGTGCCATCCGGATCGGGCATATCAATAAACCGAACCGCGGGGATCGTGTCTTTGCCCTGTATTATCGCCTTGACAATCCGATGCCAGCCATTCATTATCCAGCCGGACGGCGATAGGATCACTGGGTACTTAAGGTCACATTTCTTCATATCAAGCACATGGCCTGTAAAATGTAAGATCGATCCACACTCCCAGGGCATGACGCCGAGGTCAATGCTCATCAGGTCTAGATCAAACACCTCAAGGTTCTTAGATGCTTCGATGAGGTTCTTCGTTAGCCACCATTCATCATTAATGACCGCTCGCTCAGTATCAGGGTTGTTTTTAGCTAGAATAGCTCTTACTTTCATCACTCACCACCTTCCATCTTCGCAATCTCGTCCAAAGCCAGGCTGATCGTCGATGTCGCTGCGACGTAGTTGCCGTGGACCACTATATCGGAGCGGGCGGACATAAGGAGCTTTGCAATACTGGAGAGGGTGGGGGTGGCGGGGAAGTTTAATTTGGCAAACTCGCCACGATACTTGATCGCAGCTTCATCGAAGCATTTTGCGGCTTTAATAAGGCATGTGAAAGATCCAAGGTATTTATCCTTACTGTTCACGCTAATCGTAGCATACCATTTATTACTTACTTTGTTCCAATAAACGCCTTTATAGCCCGACGTGTTGTTTTTGGACTCTTTTTGGTTCTTTAAATTCTCTGCTTGACTGCAAGCCCTGAGGTTAGAACGTCGATTATCTAATCCATTGCCATTTATGTGGTCTGTAACGACTTTTTTGTCAGTGAGGCCGAGGATGAGTCGGTGCATTTGAATACATTCCTGCGATTCACCTGCTCTTTTAGCGTAAGATGTGTTGCTTTTCGCATCTACGCCCCACTTCCACTGGTTGAGCCAGTCAAAGTCTGTGTCATCGACCATTGTGAATGTATTGGGGTGTGTTTTTGTACTAATGTTAATGTATTTCATAGTATACCTCTCGTAGTATTTCTCGAAATAGTTGGATGGCAGGCCGGTCGAGATGTCCGGCTTTTCGGTCGCTAAACCTAGCCTTACAGATCATATCATAACTCTGGAGGATGTCAATCATTCCTTTGGCCTATTGTTAAATTCTGACAGCTCTTTAATTGAATTGAGACATTTTCCCATTTCAATCTCTACACCGGTGTGCGTTTCAAAATAGACACCGGTGTCTTTGTTGTTATTTAAGGAAAACCCTTGCTTTGTTAAATTCTTCGCAAACTCGTGCCAATTAAAAGGTATCTCTGCTCCGTATCTCTTGTCATACTTCTGGAAGTTGACGAAGGTGGGTTCCAGACTTAGATGAGTCAGAACCTTACGCACCGCCGCCCGGAAGCGGGGAGACTTGAATCTTTGGTCGGCATTCTGGGAGGTTGGGGGCGTTGATTTATTGTCCTTGTGGCCTTTGGACCGGGTAGCATCCCTATTGTTGCTCCCACTATTTATATACGAGGACGCTATCTTACCTATTTTAACCTCATTATTTTTCATACTCTTAAACCTCATTAATAGTAAGTTACTATGTCCACACAGTCCAAAGGATAATAATCCCAGTTTTTAATGCTTTAAAACGGCGGTTCGTTCGTCCCAGTAAAATCCATTTTACCCTGTCCATCCCCTGTCTCAAAGTCACAACCTGGTCCGGTCTCCAATTTATCTTGCTCTTTAATCCCCAGATATATTCGCTTTTTCTTTCCCTCTATATAAGGTCTTGAAGGCTCGGACCGGGGAAACGCTTTTTTGATGGCCCGTCCGAAATGAGCGATATTTTTGGGGTAACATCCATTATCTTTACACCAGTTTTGATAGATTTTATAAATCTCTGATGTGATAATATACTGGTCTGAGTTGCCGGGATCCCCCGCTTCCAGGTGTTCACTGATAAACAATCCAGTTGGATTTGACTCCTTTTTATACAGTGCCAGGCCGTCGACACATCGCCGCGGCAAGACAAACCCTCCCATTGCCTCTAAACTCTCGATACCTTCCAGCATCCAATTAAATATACCAGCGAGCTCTTTTGGCTGTTGTAATTGCTTCGCCAGGTCTTTGTTTTGTTTACCCTCTGGAAATTGCACATCGAACGGCACGTATATCATTCGCCTCCAGATCCCGTCGCTGCTGTCCCGGATCGTGGGTAGTTCGTTGGTTGCAAACATCAATTTCGCGGTCGGGTAGTCGCTGAACGCATTAGCATATAATTGCCGCCAAACCATCTTGTCCCCGCCGACATACTCCTTAATAATAGATTCTGCCGACTCCTCCAGGTGCTTCGCCGACTCGTTTGACATGTTGACCATTTTGCCGAATGTGGAGAATATCTTCGCGGTGTCATCAAAGCAGGCTAATGGCACATTCGACACGTTCTCCCGTCCCAGTGCTGCGGTGATCGTATCGAAGAACACTCCTTTGCCGTTGGCCCCGTCCCCGACGCATAACAAAAACTTCTGGTATTTGGTGGTGTTCATCAATAAATAGCCCGCCCATTGCTGCAATAATACCATCATATCCGGGTCACTGTCTGTAATATCTATCAGAAATCTTCCCCAGAGTTCGCTTATTTCGTCCGGCAGGTAGTCATAAGTCATGTAATTGAGCGTATAATACTGGTCGGACAGCGGTTTGAGGGTGTAGGGCTTAACAGACCTGTCCAGCAGGCCGTTGGCCATCGCCAGCGTACAATCAGCGTCCATTGATCCGTCGAGGCTGCAAGGGGCCTTCTGGCCTGGTAGTAAGTGGACCCCGCCGCCCGGGGTGCGGAGCTGCTCTACCACGTTATTGACGAACGAGACTGTTTTGAGCGTTTTGTCCGGCCTGGACAGGTACTCCTTGAATTTACCATCCTCCTTGACCTTCTTGGTGATCTTAATATGGCGGTTGATGAACAGCCGGACATACCCCTTTATCTCCTTGTCATCCTCGACCCGCTGGTATTTGTCTTTGAAATAGATAGTCCAGCCATCGATCGAGTTGTAGCGGTGACGGACATGGCACTGCTCGCAGCTCCATTTCTGGAAGAAGGCGGCGACGGTGTCTGGGTCGGCGTTGGGCAAGATCACAAACCCGTCCTCGTCGACGAGCCCTGGTTTCTTCCACTCTGGGGTCGCTGCGAGTAGTTTGTCGAAATCGTCCTTGATCTGGTCTGGGGTCATTATGCGTCCTTGCTGTTTATAGTGGATAATACTTTTTCAATATCAGTTTTTATCCGATTAAGAGACCGCTCGAAATCTTCCGGCAGAACCCGGTTTAAGTCTTTAATCTTATTGTCCAACTTCCAGTGATCGGGTACTCTGTCGAATCCAAGCTTTTTCAACTCATCCTTAAAGTATGTCAATTTCTCATTCTCTGCGGCTGTCCACTTGCGATCAGCCTCGACCTTATCGATGCGAGTCGCCACAAGTTCGCGTATTTTACGACTGACATTATAGCCAAGTTTCTTTTTCTCATCCTTTTCAGCCAGCCATTCACGCCATTCGGCGACATTGCGACGCTCCGGGTAGTACGCACTGTGTACAATCCTTGTACGGCACATGAGGACATACTTATAAATGTCGAGCAAGTTTGTCTTGGTGCGATAAACAGGTTTCTTTTTCCGGAAAAGCCTTGTACCTGTCTTTGCAACCCACAATAGCCCTGTATCGTCCGGCAGTTCGTCGGGCCGTATCAACCCGCTCGGACAAACGAAGTAAAACTCGTTACAGTATTGGAGGTAGCCCCGCCATTTTTCGTCACCTACGAAATCAGAACGGGACACCTTGACCTCGTACCCTATTGTCAGCGGGTGGACCCAACTCTTTTTCATAGCCCATCCATCGAGCCTTAAATGCCCTCCATCGGAACTGCCGTTCTTGCACTCCGAGACAAATATGTCTTGCCAGTGTCTTGATGCGAGCAATTCGATTATCTGATTAGCGGCCATAATACATTACTCCATAAAGAAAGCCCTGATTAGAAGGGACTCGAATACCTTCCGCACAGGGCTTAATTTTGTGATTTGGTTGTAGTTTCGAGTCTTCATATGCTTTTACCATACCATACCCTGTAAAATTGTCAAGGTAAATCCTTGGGATTTATTTATCTCGGACGCAAACGCCGGCGGCATTGCACCATTTACACTTTTTTTCTGGTTCATATTGCAAAGAATACCACTCTGTTCTGCATTCATGGCAATAATAAAAGTAGTAAATCATTGTTTTTAGGACTTTATGGTTCACCCTTCCAACCCCCTCGCCACGATCTCGGCTGCTTCTGCCAGTTCAATGCGGTCGATGTGATTTTGTTCGGAGATTGGTGTTAGCAGCATTTCCGCCAGTGTTCGTATTGTGTCGACGGCTAGTTTAAGTTGTTTGTCATCCATTACTCAGTCTCCTGATTAGCACAATCATCATCAATATAAAATTTATTAACCGAGCACTTTTTCCCGGTAAGTTTGCAGAATAGCTCCCGGTTGACCTTGTGCATGTGAATGCAGGTACGGCACGCCTTTAACACTCTTTTTCTAGTCATAATAACGCTCCTTACAATTATTCCTTCTTACCATTAAATAAAACGCCAACCAAATTATCGCAAATACCATATCGCACGCTCCTTTCTACTGTAAGCATACGATATATATCTGGTGGGTCAAATTAGTTCTATTGCTGTTTCGATGAAGATTTTCGCTTGCTGGGCAACGATTGCATTGCCGTAGCCCCGCAGTCGTCCCACTCGACAGGCAGCCCCATGAGCCAGCGGGAATGTGCCGGGTTCAACTGGCCGCCACTTTCCATCTCGGCAGTAGAGCCAGTCAGCAGCTCGCCAGAGACCGTTAACCGGGCCGGGGTGGCTATCCATGCCTGCTGAGTTAATCCCATCCCGAAGTCGCTCCCTTTGTTCGGTTTCCGATTCTTCCCCTGATTGTATGTTTCCGGCTTGTTCCCCGGTTCCTGTGCTGCTGGAGTCATCCAGTTCGCCAGGTGCACCATATCCCTCAACTTGTAATGCCCCGCCGATCCTGGTCGTATCTCCATCACTCCGCCCTCGCCGTCCGAGGCATGGGGTGTCTTGTTCCAGGGAGCTCGCAACCCAGTAGAGTCGCTGTCTTTGATGCGGCGACCCGATGCTACACGCCGGAAATGTAACCGCCCCGCAGGCGTATCCACTGTTTTCCAGCGAAAGTTGTACATTGTCGAGCCAAGCGATTCCAGCTTTGGAGCTAACCTGCTCGCCAAAGACAAGCCGAGGGCGTCGCTCGGCGATAAGTCGATGAAATTCTGGGAAAAGATGTCTTTCGTCTTTTTCTGCTTTGCCTTTACCCGCTGTGCTGAACGGCTGGCAGGGGCATGATCCTGTCCAGACTTCTCGATCGTCGGGGAAACCGGCTTGTCGCAGCGAGTAGCTCCAGACTCCGATCCCGGCAAAGAAGTGACACTGGGTATATCCCAAAAGGTCAGTTGATTTAACATCTACGATACTCCTTTCGTCCACATCGCCAGGTGCAATGTGACCTTGTTTTATAAGTTCCCTGAGCCATGCCGCGGCTTTCGGGTCGATTTCGTTGTAATAGGCTTTCATTCCCGCACCCCCGCCAAATAGTCATGCAGATCCAAACCGCCTTTAGCCTTAACCTTATAAGGCAACGTCACCACTCTCACCCACTTAGCCACCTCGTCGATCTGCTCGGCGACCTTAGCAGCTCCCCTAACGCCGGCCGCGTCCGCATCGAATACCACGTACACCTTCTTACCCGCGAATACCGTGTGCCAGGAGTCCCGCCACTTACCTGCCCCGGACGAATTAGCCACCGCCGCGTAACCGTGCGACATAGCCGCCAACGCATCTTTCCACCCCTCGGCAAATATAATCTTATCGTAGGCTTTTAGAGCGTGGAGTCCGAGCAACCCAACATTACTGCCGGCGACCACTGGGTACTTTTCTTGTCGCTCCTTCCACTCGCCATCCTCTCTGTATTTTATTGTCACCAGTGAGCCGTCTACGCCTGCACGTATCCATCCGCAGGGCTTACGCATATCGGCAGGGTCGTAGGCTGGCATGAGCACCCACGGCATACGTGCGTGCATTACTGGGCGAAATGACATGAACGCTTTACGGTCGATACCCTTCGCCTCGCAGAACATTGCGATCTCATCGTCAGTGATCGGGCGTACATCATTCTTGCTGAGCTTCGGGGTACTCGGCTTGGGAGCCTGGGCCTGCGTCCTTGCAGCGGTCGGGGAGTCGTTCCCCAGCCCAAACTTTTCCAATAGCTCGAATATATCTTTCGGCGGCAGTGACGGCATTAACTTCATAACAAACTGGTATGGCCATGCCGACCCGCAGCCTGCGAAGCACTGCCAGGCCCCGGTCTTGCTATTGACCGAGAACGACTTGCCGCTGCACCAGGGACAGACGAAAATAAGCTCCGGACCGTTCTTGCCGCCCTCCTGGCGAATGAACTTAACGCCGAGGTGTTCGTAGAATTGTTTAATCATTTGTTATTCGCTCTCGGATGGGTTAACTACTGTGATATTTAAATCTAGTCCAGTGTTTCGTTTTATGATATCCTTGATGTTATCCTGGACCTCGGGATTGATTATCACTGGTGAAACAGCATCATCGGGAATACTAATCGACGCCTCAAGGCTTGGTTTCAAGAACAATGAAGCAGGTACTTCGATTTTAAGCTTCATACAAATCTCGTTCCGATTGAGCGATGGAGCGTTTTTAGTGACCTTCGGAATATGTAGGCTGTCTACGATCGCTCCTTGAGGAAGATGTGTCCTAAACCGAATATTAGGACTGAGCGTTAAATAAAACTCCTGCGTTACTTTATCCATAATCTGCCATCCTTAACAATGCTCGTCATAGAGCTGTAATCAAATAAGTTTCCCCCCGGAATTTCACCGGGAGGATTGCCATTGTCTCAACGTAGAGACTGGCCACTGTGATTTTAATCATTGAATTTTCCAGTAAATATATAGCTAACAACCCTTGTAATAAACTCTGGTATATAGCAAATCATGAACAGTAATAAAAAAATCAGCTCTCCTATTTTTAACGGAAGCCAGATAGGCATCATTACTATACCCAGAAATACCCTGAGCCACGGTATTTGCTTTATTGCGATTTTCATTTTTTCCACCCCTGCATCTTCATAATCTCGCTAATACCCTGCACGCTAATATTGTACCCTGACTCGATGAGTTTCCGGGCCATGAGCCTGACCGGGAAGTCCTCAAACTCCTTACGGTAGTACGCCATAGCCCGCCTGAAACGATCCCACTCGGCGACGCTGTATGATGGGTTGTCGTTGATGATTTGGGGTCTCATGCCGGAGTAGTCGACGGTTTTGCATCGCTGGATAAACTGAGCCAGGGTCAACGCTGGAAAGTCAACATAATTAGCACATTTCCGCAGGGCGTCGACGTAGCGAGGTGCATCGATATATAAGCTGTCGCTATGGTCATAGAGCCACTTGTCAACTTTTTCGATCTGTTCTTTTGTTAGTCTTTTCGCTCTCATTTCTCAAACCTCAGCTTTCTTTAAGATAACTCATCGCATATTTAACACCATCCAACGACCATACTGGGTGAGCATAACCCTCGGCTACTTTGATCTGCCTCATCACCGCCCGTTGTATCGGCGTCGGGACTTCCCCCGTCTTCTTCACCTCAAACGCAACAAAACGACCCCGGTAACAGCACAACACATCCGGCACACCCCGCCGCAGGACACCGGGAAACTTAACCGCCCAGGTGCAAGGTTGGGCGTTGAGCCATTTTATTATATTGGACTGGATTGTTTTTTCTGATTTGGTCATTTAACAAGCTCCCATTATATCAAACACTTCTTGTTTGGTATCCATATTGCTTTTAAGATGCTTCGACACGTCCCGCCTAAGCGACTGGCTATAAGACTCGTCAAACACTTTTTGCCCGGCCTTAAAGTCGGCGGTCTCGCCATTCTGGATATTGACAAGGCAGTCTAAGAATGCCGATGCGTCTTTTTCTTTGTTCAGGACAGCCTTATAAATAGGCTCATCGATAGTATTCTCGCCCAGAAGGTGGTCGTAATGACACTGGTGCTTTTGTCCGATCCGGTCGATGCGATCATTCCGCTGTTTGTAAAGCTCATAAGAATAGTTAAGGCTGAAATCCTGGGAGTGGTGAGCGTTTACGAATGTAAGCCCATGCCCCGCACTCATCGGGTTAGCGATCAAGTATTGAACCTTACCAGATTTAAAGGCTTGGATTTCTTCCGTCCCTTTGCCACCGCCCAGTACCACGCTATTCGGCAGGCTGCTCAATAGCCGGGCCTCCTCTTTGAAGTTAATCCATATAATCGACTGCTCGTCACCCTGCTTGCTCAGTATCTCGTCACGGAGGTACTCGGCCTTAGTAGTTCCGATCCGGTAGGTGTCACCCTCGTCATAACAAAAACCACTGGCGATCTGCCGGAGCTTCATTACCTCGACCAGTGCGGTCGACGCCAAGATATTCTTATCACCGAAATTGATAACATACTCGTTTTTCATCTTGTCATAGACAGCCCGTTCTTTTGCACTGAGCGGTATCTTATGGATATGATGTACTTGTTCGGGTAAGCCCAGCACGTCCTTACGGACTACGTGAGCGACGCCCGACACGAGCTCGCAGAACTCGGCGAACATTTGTTTCCTGAACTTCCACATCTTTTGAAAGTTGCCCAGGTCGATAGAGTAGAAGAACTTCGCTCTAAATGTAAAGAAGTTATCCGAGAACACCTCATTACCAGGTCCGGTCAATAGCTTGATCTGAGCCCAATACTCGGCTGGTGAGTTGGGGGCCGGCGTTCCTGTCAGTGGGTATCTGTATTCGATGGGGTGCTTGCAATAATAAAGCTTACCCGCCTTGGTACTTCTAAACCCACTGAGAGCCAATATTGTTTTGGTGATCTGCGAGTCGTGGGCCTTCATCTTACTGGATTCATCGACCGCCATCGCACAAAATCCTCTGTCTGCTATTTCAGGCAAAAGACCCTTAAGTGTCTCGTAATTAGTCGCAAATATCTCGTGATCTTCATACAGTATCTTTTTACGCTTCACTGGATTCTTTGAGTACAACGCAGCAATGTCGGTGTCGGGGAAAAACTCATTACAGTCGGCGATCCAAGCGTTATCGATCAGCTTGATCGGACATACTACCAGTGCGGGCTTGCCAGTCTTTTTTATATGGTGACGTAAAATATTCAACGTAGATAGCGTTTTACCAGTGCCGCAGTCGTGGAACAGGGCGACATTCTTATCCTGAGCGATGTCGATTACCTCTGATTGATGAGGGAAATAGTCTATACTCATGTAAGCACCTCGTCGTCATCAAAAGATTTGTATTCGACAATCATGTAACGGTAATACGAATCGGAACGAATAAGCTCAACATTATCATACCCGGAATTAGAATGGACCACAACGAGAGTATGTCCGGCGTTGAAGACTCCGTTTACTAACCAAAGAGTTCCGTCGTCTCGCATGAGTCTTTCACAGTCGTCACTTGTCGCATCGATGCTAAACTCCGTCGCTTGCTCTGGTGTAAATCCGTAATCACTCACTTTATCACCCCCAACCTTTTCATACGGTCGATCTCGTCCGGGCTAAAAACAGCCCTAATAGATTTAAGCAGCCTTATCGCCGAGCAACCTTGTAATGCTGCGAACCAGCGTACATGCCGCCGCTGCAACTCCGCTTCTCTTTGTAGTGTTTTGTTCATAATTGAATCCTTTCTAATTGCCATCGTCGGGAAAAGTAACTTCATAAAGTCTGTCTAGTCCCTGGACGATACCCTTGATTATCTTGATCGGCACGGGCGTTCTTTTAGGCCCTACATTCGGCGACGACTTCTGAATCATGTGGTAAAGCATTTCGTCGCTTATGCCTGTCGCCTTCAATGCCCGAACACCGTCTTGCACTTCTCTAATCCGGTCCTTAACATCTTCCATACTCTCGATGAATTTTTCTTTGTCAGCTTTTTTCATGTCAGAATCCTTTTAGTCGTAAATTACAATCTCAATTTCTTCCAAAGCCTCACGCAGCTTGTCGACTGTTTCGGTCATTTTCTGGCCCTGCTCTCCGTCCTGAAAAGACTCTGGAAGGTTTTCGAAAGCCACTTCCTCGTCGTCAACTACGGACTCTATTATTGACGCAGCTTTTTGCAATTCTTTCCTACGTACTTCATTCATTACAATTACCTATCCTTTCAATACCCCCAACTTGGGGCCATGCGGTGCGAGTGCATGACCCCGGTACGGAGGAGTGAGAAACTTGTTTACTTTATATCCCTGAAAAGCACATCGAATGGAGCAATGGCCTCGTAATCACTGGGGTAGTCGTCTATGAAATGCAAGAGGTCGCTTCCGGGCTTTTTGTATTTTCGCAATACCGCCCCTATCGTCTCATCTGTATATCTAAATCCGAAGAAATTAAGGCAATCAACGGCGAAGCTTATCGGTCTTTCTTTCTGTACGAACGGGTCAAGGTAATAAAGTATGTCACCTTTAGGGTAAATCTTACACTTCACAATCTCCGGCTTTTCGATGTAGTCGGGGCGGAGGCGGGGAACGGCAAATGTAAAATCTTTATCCTTAACATTGATCTTTTTGTGCTTGACAGGGTTATCCCAAACAACCTGATCGGGCTTAACTCCTTCTTCTTGCAAATAAACAACGTCTTTGTGCGGGACTGATCTGAGGAAATCCTGCATTTCCTTACCTAACAAGATGTACGGTATTTTATTTACCAGCAACGCTTTAATAATTTCGCTATTATTCATTTTCTCTCGCCTTTCTAAATATACTTTTAGGAATGCCCTCGGCTGGACTCGAACCAGCATGAGATATTAGGACCGCAGTCACTCCAGGAGGGCCTAACCTAGCCCGGTTCATATCTCGCCCTTGACGTTTACCAATTCCGCTACGAGGACTTTTGCCCGTCTCTCCGGGCCGTCAAGCTAACCTTTGTGTATTCTGCTCGCTTTTAGCAGATGGTTTCACTTATTCCGGAATTACTTCATCAGGGTTAAACGGCTCAGTGTCGTTAAACGACTCCGCCTCGTTGCCCTGAGCGGCCACAGGCTCGTCGCCTGCCTCGCTCTCGATGTAAGCGTGGCGTTCTTCCTCGTAGGCTTTGCGGCTCTTAGTGACCGCACTGTGAAGTAAGCGTAATTTTGCTCCGCCGACTGGTTCCTGTGATCCATCTTCGTTTTTCGGTACGATCACTTCCAGCGTTTTAATCTTAAGGACCGACGACGATCCACCGGCGAACGTCTCGACCTTAAGCGACAGCTCAACCTTAGCAGTCCAGTATTCCACGATAGGTCCGCCATCTTTGCCCATGCCTTCCATGCCGACCGCGTTATATGCTCTTGCGACATCGTTCGGGACGCTATTAAACCACTCCTGTACGCTGCCCTTCTTGCCGAGCGATGTCGGGGGTGCTATGACGATCACTGGGAGAACGGAGCCTTCCTGGAGGAACAGGAATCGGACGGTATTCCTACACGCTTTACTGCGGCCCTCTTTGCCACTGCCGAATGCGTTGAGATCGCACACCGCACAACACTTGCAGTCCTTCATGTTCTCGCCGCCAGAAGGCTTATATCCGTCAACCGAATAACAATCTGGAGGTGAAGTATTTGCGGGGTCGTAAGCCGCCTCGAAATACTGGTTGGCGTCATGCTTGAACAGGACGTGACCGACGAGCGTGTTGATGAAGTTCTGCTCGCCAAGCTCAAACTGGGCCGATTCCTTCATAATCTTAACGGTCCCGAAACTTAGCGACGTGGCGTTATCCAGCTCACTCTCGCCAAACATATCGCCGATCTCGTCCTGGTTAAGAGCAAGTGCTCCCGGTTGATCTGTTTTTGCCAATTCTTTTTCTTCCATTGTACTACCCTTTCAAAAATGTTCTCTGTTCTCAGTTATTTGCCCTCACTTTATTACCCGGTGAGGTGGCGGGGTTAGTAGGTTATTGATACGTGCGGGATTTTACCATCTTTAATGGCACGAATAATCGCATTAACATCACATGTTTGGCCGCCATAATGATCTATTCCGGCTGCTGCTTCTGAATCAATCTTAATGCGATGCTCAGCCTTTGCCTTACGCTTCGCATCAGCCTCGGCAAGCTGCTTCTCTCTAAGCTGGGCAGCTTCTTCCTTAACCTTACGCTCCTTCTCGACCCTAGCCGCTTCGTCCTTAACAGCCTGAACCGCCGCCGCTTTGTCGCGTTCGGCTTTGTCCAGTGCGTCGTTTACTTCTTGACGAGCTTTTTTGATCTCAGCGAGACGAGCGTCTTCGACAAGCTGTCTTGCGTTCTTCTCGGCTATTTTCTCGGCCTCGAACTTCTCGCGTGCATCGTCAAGCTCTTTCTGTTGATCGTCCAAAATCTTCTGGGCGTCGGCTGCGTCTTTTCTGGTCTGAATATCCCGGTCTTCGTGAACCTTATCGATCGCGGCCTGACGTGCCTCGGCGACCTGCATCCTCTCCCTTTCCTCCTCAGCAATCTTAGCCTGCCGTTCCTTCTCATCGTCCAGAATCTTAGCCTGCAAAGCCTTGTTTTCTTCCAGTATCTTTGCCGCCTCGGCTTCGTTCTCGGCGATCACCGCCAGGCGTTTCGTCTCGACCTCGGCGGCCGCTGCTTTTTCTGCCTCGGCCAGTGCTTCGGCGGCTGCTTTCTTAGCCTTGGCGATCTCGTTGATCGGCTTCATGTGGAAGTTAATCATTTCCTCGACCGTACCGATCAGGTCATTCTTTTCGCTGTCGATGAGCTGGCATTCCGCCAGTGCCTTGGACTTAGCATCCTTGTGAATACTGGTGATCTGGCTCTTTGTCTGCCGAAGCTGGTAACAATGAGACCGTGCGTCCTTTTCGCCCTGCGGAGTGTTGTAAGCGAATACCATCTTCTCGTTTTTGGCCTTAAGCTCGGTAATCGCATCCTTAAGATCGTCGAACGGGACCAGGCAGGTCGGCCGCTCTACTAATACTTGTTCGTTTTCCATTTTCGTCGTCCTTAAAATAGTTTCTCAGTTATTTTCCCGCACCATTTTATACCGCAGCGGTCGCGGTTTTTAGTTGCCTATACCGTGGGCCTCGTCGTACTGCCTAGCCTCTAGGGCAACTTTATCGACCTTCTCAGCCAGATACTTCGATTTACCGTTCATACGGATACCCTTCTCGGGGACCGCGTTGATGAGAAGCTCGTTAATTTCGTAACCCTGCTCAACGTGAGACTTTAAAGCACTGTTAAGCGTTCCGTGGTGGACGGTAGGCTTGATGATGTCGCCGAGACTAATAGCGATGAGCCATTCAAACAGTTCCTCATTATCAACCCCGCCCGCCTTGAAGTACTTCGTCTCAAGCTTCCTGGAGGGTGTAAGCCCGTTGTCGAGTTTGACGTTCATAAAACCCGCCTCCTGCATCTCGTCATACAGCTTTATCTTAAGGCTCTTAAGCTTGTCCTGGCGGTCGGTAAGAGCCTTCTTGTCAGCCGCACACGCCGCATCCTCGTCACAAACCAGCTCCGACAATTCTTTTATGATCGTCATAGAGTTTTTGTCGGTTTCGCCGCTGAACATATTATCGTCCATGCTTTCCATTTCAGTATCAACTGGGAAGTTATCCATTTTATCGCACCTTAATTAAAGTTAGTTATTTCGCCGCCCGGTATGCTTTCTGGGCTATTTCGTGGATTGAGATTATCTCTTTGGTTAGTAATTTCGTGCGGGTGTTGGTCCTGCATTCGATCCTTGCGAAATCCTCAACGGCCGAATCGAGCTTAGCTACCAGTAATTTAACAGCCTTACTTTTGCATTTCTCTGATTTACATACAGGCATGTCAGAATCGTTCCAGTCGACGTGTCCACAATCATCACAGATAACACCCTTACAAAAGAGACATCTAATTACTTCGTCTCGGAGGATAATATCGCCACCACAAGCACATTCGACGTACTCGGTTTTTTTGTTTTGATCGCACTCGCCGCAACACTTACCGTCTTCTTTTAATGAGTCGCACATTTTCTCGGTCTCCGTGGTATTTGGTTGTAATTTAATGCCCGTCTCTCCGGGCTGTCACGTCCGCAAACACTAGAAGTCGAAACCGCTGTGCCGCTGTTACCTTTGTCCTCTGACGTTCTAAGATATGGCCCTTGGTAACTAGGGTCCAGTAATTAGCGGTGTCATACTGGCAAGATCATCCGATACACCGCGACCTGCATTGACCCTGGTTGGACTCGAACCAACGCACAAACGACTGTTAAGACGCTTTGCTCTACCAACTGAGCTACAGGGTCGGGTGGGGCAGTTACGCTTGTTGGAGGATATCAAACCCTTGGTCCGACCTTAACGCCTCTGCCCCATATTAACTTTTAAAAACGGGAAAGGTGGGAATTGCACCGCCAACATCGCATTATCCGGTCTGCTTTGTCGCCCTGATCTAACAGGCACACTCTCTGGCTATCGCCAGCACATTACATTATTAGTCCGTGAGTGCCGAATAACTCCAGCCGACCCTAATAAATCTACTATATGCTACTTTCCCATATTAACTTTTAAGATACTGTTTTATTTTTGCTTTTTCTAATACCAAAATGCTCCAGGAAAAAATCGGACCACGACAACTTGCGACTGCCCGCCGTCTGATTCTTAATCTTTTGCATGGCGGCCTTTTCGTTCTCAGTTCCAAAAATTGATATAATTGTCTTTACGTCCATTGTCCTGTCCTGATTTAATAATTTACTGATATAGTAACAATAACAGCTTTAACAGCAAAGTCAAGATTTATTTTTGAGATTAACAAAAAAAGCCCCTGACGCTAACGAAAAGGGCGAATATTTTAAATAAAAATTTAGCACGAGTAAACGAAACCCACCGCCCACGGAGGCAGGCGATAGGTTTCTGGCGACGAAAAAAAAGCTAATATCTTAGGTTTGGCCGGGGTTTTGGTTTCGGCGGAGCTTTTGGTTTGGGCTTGACCTTGACCTTAATCTTCGGCCTCACCTTTACTTTTGTTTTCGGTTTCAGTTTAACTTTGGTCTTTTTTCTTTTCTTTGCCATTAGTCAACCTTTATTAAGTCGTCAAGTTTCTTTTCGATCCGCACAATGGCGAGTCCCTGAGTAGTGAGCTGCGTCTGTACGACGCCTTTCTGGAAAGCGGTGTCCGTTTCGATGGCGTTGACTCGGCCGACAATAGTCTTGTAGCTATCGGATACATCCTGCATACCCTCGGTTACATGCGATATGTCGGCCTTAGCCCCTCCGATCAGCGTTCCACACGTTATCAATGTTACAACGCAAGCAACTATCGTGCATACCATCGTGATCGTCTGTTTTTTTCCGTCTGCCATGCTGTTTCTCCTATCAAAAGTGTTATTTCAGTCTGTCCTGTAGTCGTCTTCGTTTCCTTGCCCGTCCGATCACCCGGTCGCTCTCCAGCGGGTTATATTTACGCTTCGTCTTCGGCCTGCTGTAATACTCCCTAAGCATCTTCTCGGCCTGTTCTCCTGATATGCCGAAGTTCTTGAGCACCTTAACAGCCTTGTCAACCGTTTTATTATCCGCCGACATCGATGCGGTGTGTGCCTTGTTCTGGAGATACCGATCGAGGTCGAGATACATCTTTTTCCGCTGCTCGGTCTTAAGGCTCTCGGGTATTATAGCATTATCCAGAATATTCGAAAGCGTTTTATTATACTGGTCGACCAGTTTGCGGGGATCTTTGGCCCTGGACAGCTCGTAATACATTTTCTCCCGCTGGTCCCGCAGGCTCCACATCTTCGACATGGTGTCCATAACCCGCCGATCCGCCTCGGTGTAGGTGGGACGGACGCCTATCAACGCCTGAGCCGCCGCCAACGCTCGACCAGCACCCTTACGCCGAGCAGTCGCATAAACGCTCGCGGAGATGGGGGCGGCACGGTTCAGCTCGTGCCAGGACAGCTTAAGCACTTTCTGGAGGAATGGGTCGGTTACTTCGGTGACTCGGTTTTCTTTCCAGTCGTAGACAGCTTTACCCATCATAATATTATTCATATCGGTAGCAACCTGCCAGACGGTCGAGGTCATGCCCCCGAGACGATGGAACATTGCCTTGGTCGCCTTACCCTTCTGGCCGGTAAACAGATTCCCGTATATTTCCCAGTAATCCTTGTCATAGGTAAGCAGGCTAATCATAATCTTACGGCCCTTAGCGTCGACCTTACCGGTGTCAATACTAAACAGATCCTTCACGTCCTCGCGGCGTTCCGGCATTTTTGGCGGCTTACCCGTCATAAACAGAGTGCCGACCGTCGCTAATCCTGCGGTTAATAGCAGTGAATTGATGATATTCGACCGTGATTTACCGGCCCCCTTCTGCATACCAGCCTTAAGAACTGTACGCATATTGCCCTCGGCAAAGCCTGGGGCCATGAACATAAACCGCATTGCACTGGTCATCGTCCCGGACCGGCCAAACAGCCGCTCATTCATCTCGCCATAAAGGTTCTGCTGCTCTTTGATGATCTCTATTTTCTCAGCCGACTTCAATGACCGGCCGAGCTTTTTCTCCATCTCGACACGCTGGAACTCATACGCCGAATACTTAACTCTGGGAATATAACTGTTGAACATCCATTTTACGTAGCCGGTCGGTATCTTTATCGGGAAACCGAGCACTTTTGTAAGCAATTTCCCGGACTTATTGAATTTGGCGATCGTCTCGCTTAATGCCCGTTGTGCCTGGGACTCCAGGCTGTAATGGTGTCCGCCGCCATGGCGGACGTAGTCCTTGTATTCCAGGGTAGTGAACGCGGGATCGTCGGCTTTGAACCCCGCCGTAACGCCTTTGAGTGCTGTACGCTTATAAAACCCGAGATACCCGCTGTCGGCGACCGACTGCTTTGCTATGACGAGCTGGTGGAACGCACTGCCCATAAACTTGACGGTCCGCAGGAGGTTGTTTACCTTCCGGATCATATTCGGACCCCAGTACTGGGATACTTTGTTCGTGCTAATAAGATTGTTGATAAGGTTCGCCAGGTCCGGCTGGACCCTGTACCCGTCGAAAACCCGGTCGCCAATAGGCAGCCAGTTCATCGGGGCCTTGTCGACCTCCTTGATATATTGGCCGACTTTGAGCAGGCTGTCACGCAGGTCAACCATCGCCTGCCGGTGGGCTATGTGCAGGAACTCGGCTTTGAGGTTATTGATCGGGTTGGGATCACGCACGTCGAGACCGTGAGCCTTAGCGTCCGCATAGGTCGGAAACGCCTTTTCCTTCATATATCGATCGGTCGACTTCCAGTATTTCAGGAATTGCTTGACCAGGTTCGGCTTTTTATAGATGCCGTAGAAATAGTCCTCGATCTTGTTTATATCGTCGCCGGCTAATTGCTGCAATCTGGAGTAGTTAAAGTCGGCAATCTTATCGATCGTTCTGCGGACTGCCGGGTCTTTGAACTCCTTCGGCAACCGAGCGAACGCGGCTTTCTGGATACTACGTGCTTCGCCTTTGAGTCCGTGACCTCGTGTAAGCATTATGTCGTCGAGCACCTTCTTTGGCAGCTTGTCGAACTTCTCGGCCATTTGACGCAGGTTGTCATCGATGCCGCCCAGCCGCTTTGTATCGAACTCCACTGCCGCCACGTCCTTACCGTGAATCGCTGTAAGCACCTCGGCGGTTACGTCCTTACCCAGCTTCATGTCTACGATCTTGGCCGGTTCAATGCCCGAGACCTGGAGGAGCTTGCCGGTCGCGGTCTGTATATCCTTGACGGCCTGCTTGAAATCCTCCTTACCCGGTATCATTACCTTGCCGGGGCGGAGACCCTTGCCGGTGGATTTGGGCTTCTTTTTCGGCTTCGGTCCCTCCATTAGCTCCGTAACCTGCTGTCGTTGTTTTTTTATGAGCGACTCTAATTTCTTAGTAGCGGCGACTAATTCCGGTATAACAACTTCTTCTTCGTTATGTGCTCTTTGTAATAAACGGTTAGAAATACCTGCTATGTCCTCTGCATTAGAAACGCCGGGGCTGTCTTTTATGGCTTTTTCTAATATATTTAAGATGTTATTATTAAGTGGTGTTTTTCCTCTAAGAACGCCAATTACCTCCCTTGAGCTATCGGCTATTTCTTTTTCCAAGAAATCAATGGCTCGGTCAAGTTTCCCCTTCTCACCTACTAACTTAGTACTAACTTGTTCAGATTTAGGAGCGATACGCTCGAAGCCGGGCCATTCCTTTGCGATTTCCTTCGTTGCATATAAAGCGTTGTTTGTGTTCTGGCGTTGCCAAGCGTTATTTTTAGGAGACCATCGGAAACCGCGTTTTTTTAATGCTGTTCTGGTTGCATCGTCCGGCTTTCCGTCAAAAATAATCTGTACCCGCTCGGCGTCGAAGTTGTTGTATATTTCGCCACCTTCGAACTTTCCGATAAGCTTTTTGCCAGAACGTGACTCGGCGGTCTCCATATCAGAAAGCCGCTGTTTCATACGCTTGACGTTAGCTCGGTTATTGGTAAGCTCGAAAGTCCTGAACGGTTTTCCATTGACTTCGGTTTCGATCAGGTCGGTCGCTTGCTTCTCGGTAAAGTCAGTCTGGTCGACGATCTGTTTAATCTTTTCTGCTTTCGACGTTTTACTTTTCCTCGAAATGGCGTTTATCTTTTTCATAACGTCCTGCCGTTTTTCGGCAGCCGCCAACTTCTTACGCATTACTTCGACTTTACCGCCAGCCGCCTCGATTGCTGCGTCGCTTATCTTCTTGCGGGCATTGTCTGTTATTTTTTCGATCCAGTTGTATAACTCGTCGACTTTCCGATGGACCATTTCGTTTCGTTTGTCCATTCTTGCAGTCGGGAAATTGGCCGGTCCAGTAATGAATGCACTGGCCGTATTAGTCTTTCTTGCCAGAATGTCATTTTGACGTTTAATATAACCGTCCTTAATGACCGCCATTGATTCCTTTATAATTTCCTTGTCAGCGTCGGTCTTAGCAAGCTTCTTAAGGTCTATATATGCGTTACTCATCGCCTTTAAATAGTCGCGTTGCTGGATGTAAGCGGCCCGTTCTGGGTAATGAGACAGGTTATTATACGCTCTGGTCGCGGTCTTAAAGTCGATGTCATTGGCGTTCACCTCGATCGGCAGTAACGTCTTAGCTTCCCGTTCCACTTTCAGAGTTGCCTCTTTGCTTGTGGCGTCGCTCTGGAGTGGTTCTGGTTTCACTTTTCCGATTTTATCGGAAGAGTGCTTTTTAGGTATAATTTCCGCTGGTTTTGGAATAATCTCGGCGGGTTTGGTTATAATTTCAGGCTGTTTTGGAATAATCTCAGCCTTCGTCACCGGCTTAATCTCCGTAAAGTCACCCTCCGGCTTGGCTTTCTTAGCGAATTTATGACCGAAAGCGTCAGCTCGCCCCTCTCCAAGTTTACCTATTCCCGTCTCAGTGCCGACATGGAAAGCCTCGTGTCCCATAAGAAAAGCAAAACCTTCGGGGTACTTCTCAGGGTTCAAGAAGTCTTCGTTAAGATATATAGCTCCATCTGCGGGGACAGCAAACCCCATTTTATCTTTATCTCCACCGTAGTCTAAGCCTTTTTCTTTCCTTATCTTGTCTAACTTAGATTTACTGACGACCCTGACTCGTTTGATATGAGCAAATTCAGTAGGAAACTCTTTTTTTCCCATACTCAGCAATTCATTCGCCCTTTGTTGCTTTGGCTTAATCTCCGTAAAGTCACCCTCCGGCTTCTTGAGAAATACCTTGCCGCCCTGCACGAAGACAGACTTCTTGCCCTGATTCGCAAGTTTTTGGGCAACCGTAAGGGCCTTTTTGGCCTTTGCCACCTCAGCCCCCACCTTAGCTACTGGCGTGATTAAGGGCTTACGCGGTTCAATGGTCGGAACCTTCGTCGTTTTGGGCGTAATCGGCTGCTGTGGAGGTGCTTTTGGTACGATCTCGGCCTTTGGAAGCCTTGCCGTACCCGGTTTCACTGCCCGGACCCCTCTGGTGACGATATCGGTCTTCGGGTTGTTCTCGATCCATCGTGCGACGTGCCGCCATGCAGCTCGCTCGGTGGCATTGAGTTTGGTTACATCGACGCCCTCCTTAGCGACTATGTCAAGCACTCTCTTTTCGGTAATCTTACTCGGGTCCTTCATAAGTTTGTCGGTGATCCGTGGGAACCGGCGAATTATGTCCTTCATAACAGCTTTACCCGTCGGGGTGTCCATGACCTTCTTGAGCCCTGTGCCAGCCGCCGAGAAGATTACGCCGGCCGCCGTATCGACAAGGACGCCGGCACCACCCTCGTAATCCTGTTTAGTATCCGGGTCGATCCGTCCGGCGATACCCTTTGATATTTCACGGCCTGCCTTAGCCGCTCCGAATTTAGCTCCAGTTCTAATCGCTCCGCCGCCGGGTATAAGTTTACCCGCTGTACGTACTCCGCCGCTAAACTCAGCAAGGTCGGCGGCGAGATTCGAGAACCCTGACGGGTCATAGTCCATCGCCCAGTTTAAAGCCTGATCCAGCGTCATGCCCTGGATAGGTGCGTCGGCGGGGACCAGCCGCTTAATGACCGCCCACCCGATCTCCGGAGTGCCAAGCATCATACCATGAGCACCTTTAAGAGCTACCCGTGTCGGGCCTTTTAGTCCCATGCTAATACGTGATCGTAATTTCTGGCCGGGTGACAAGTCTTCCGGGATGGTAGGTCTGGACAGCGGGTCGCCGATAAAGAAGTCCTTGACCTTCTGGCCCAAAGTAACCGGCGGCCTGTTCTCTGCGGTGAGCGGACCGATCCGCATTACGTCGTCTTGCTTGATCTTCTCACGAGGGTAGTCTGACGGGTCGACCATTTCGCCGCCTTGACCGGGGCCTAAAGGCATTGGCTGGAAACTCTCAAACTCTCTGAGCTCCTCGTCGCTGAGCGGCCTGTCCTGTTCCTGCACTGCCGCCAGCCACGGATCGCCGCCCGACTCTGGAGCCGATTGTTTTGCTGCTGTCAACCACGGATCGCTTATAGTATCTGTCGCCACGTTATACCTCCACTGTATTGTATTGATCGTTAGTGCTGCCCTGGAAAGCTATGTCACGCTCGCTATCGCCGAACATGTTATTAACGTCGCCAGAGTTTGCGTCGTTCTCGCCGTTACCAAACATATCATTATTCTCGCCGTCAGTCGGTGGGGTTGGTCCTGCCCCGCCTCCGCTAGCCGCCGCCGCGACATACGATGGCAGAGTGAATTTGTCCCAGTCTTGCCAGGGTTTTTTTGTTACTTCTTTTACTCGTTGGGGCGATAAATCATAGTTGTAGATTCGTGTCCTTGAGATTAATCCGTCATGGGGGAATGAGTTCGATGAATTATTCCCTAGTAATATATCTGGATTTGTTGAAATAGTTGGCGTGGCTCTCGATTCTGTGTATACTAGTTCGCCATTAAAATAAACTTTAGCCACATCGCTATCGGAGAAAGTACACGTTAAGACAAAACTATCATCTGTCCTGCTGGCCGCATTAGGTATTTGTGCAAACGCACCATACACTCCATCAACATAAAACCTTAGCTGACCTGTGGGGGCATGATGAATAATCCCAAACCCATCTATACCTATATAACTAGTTGTGCCTTTTGTAATATAATTAACCCAAGTAGCGTAGTCTATAGGAATAGACACATCCATGTGAATAGTAAAGCCGTTAGCAAGCCCTGTCGCTAAATCTAATCCGGCATTACTTGGAATTACAACTTCAGTGCCGCTAACATCAAACTTTAAAGCAGGCCCGTACCGCCCGCCTGTATAGATTGCCCCGTTGTTTGTGCCCGGATTCTGGAGATCAGCATAGTTATTAAAGTCACCAGCTTCGCCCTCGCCACCAAGAAAAGCAAAGTCCGCAACCATACCCTTCCGACCCTTTGCTCCGGGACGTGATAAGCTGCCTAATTGTGGTTTTTGCCATGTTGACATGCTATGCCACCGCGATCGGTATGTCTGATATAGTAATTGTTGCGTCTAAAGTGATTGAAATACCCGACTGATTCAGGTAGTTTACCCTAAAATCATTATAGTCACCTGCTGAGATTGATATCGCTCTACGAACAGTTGACCCTGCTGTGGGCTCTATTGTAAAACTCCAACCTGATGTTTCGTAATCATCCGCCCCCGCCCCAACTCTCCTCAGTAGTTCAATCGTGAAAACGCCGTCGACTGTACCAGCAGCTCCTAAAAGCGTAAATCCCAGTATGGCCGATGCTTTAGTATCTAATACAGTATCATCTCCGGCAAAGCCGAAAGCATCTGCCACGGTTTTCCCGTCAATGTCTTCAGGAGTGCCGTCTTTCAGAAAGGCAATAGCCCCATATTTATATCCTGTATTAACACTCATTATTCACCTCTGCTTTCAAGATATTCTTTTGTGTCGTTTTCGAACTGTGTTACCAATGCCGTTATCGCGTCAGCGTCGGCCTGAGCCTTAGCGTCCTTGGCATCGAACTGCTTGCCGATACCTTCCATGATATTGGCCTTGGTAGACTTCGAGCTTATCTGGGTCTTGCCAGTGACCTCGTCCGTTACGCCGTCTTTAGTACGGGTACACACGTAAGACAGCCGTTTTTCCTCACGGTCAAGTACTTTGTATTTTGGATCGAATATTCCATCCATGATAACTTACTCCTTATTAAATGCCCCATCCTTTTGATTTTGCCATTTCTTTGGCCCGCTTTGCAATCTGCTCGGCAGTCGCCTTGTCGCCAAGCTCCTGCCTGGCCATAGCGATATACGTGCTGATTATGTCCGCCTGTTTAGCTGTCTTTGTGTCGAGGCCGTCGATGACACGTCGATTATGTCCTTTGCGTTTATACTTACTGGGCATGTGACCCGATGCGTCCGGTCCGTTCACTCCGTCTTTGAATGCCGCCGCGTAATCATACTGGTGCTTGTCAGAGTACTCTGCAATGGTCTGCGGGTCCATGTCCGGAGAGGCGAACTGCTGCTCGTTGGCTATGCCTGCCTGCCGATTAAGCGTCCTGTTGAATGGGGGAGCCGTAACCTGGTCGACGCGGTCTGTCATTGAGTGCATTTCCGGGACGTTCTCGTAATTAGCTGGGTCGACGCGGTCCGTCATTGAGTGCATTTCTGGGACGTTCTCGTATGGGTCGGCCTCACCTACCGGTCGCGGTTGGGCGGTAGCGTCGACGCCCGGTTGACCGGCTGCGGGACCGCCGCCTCTTAACTCGGCGACCAGGCTCTTAACCATCTCGTTAGCAAATTCGTACATGACCGGATCAAGAGGCTCTGCATTGCCGCCCTCGATCCCGAAGTACTGACCAGCGGCTTTTTTTAGCTCGGTCGTCCAGTGCTTAAGCTGGTCGGGAAGCGACTTGCCCTCAATATCGCCGACGGGGATCTCACCGATCTGCTCTGAGGTTACGGGGTCGATTACTAACATCACTTTTTTGCCGCCCTTTGTTGCGGGGATATACTTCTTAGCACCCTGAGCAGTTGACGGTCTACCAACGATACCAGCCTTGTACCTATTGGCCTGGTCGATTTCTTCACGAGATAAACCCTGGTCCCTGAATTGCTGCTGCTCCTGCTGGTAGTACGCGTCCCGGAGTCTCACTTTGGCGTCGATACTGTCCTGTACCTGCTTCTTTTGGGCCTGGTCGGCGTAGAACATCCTGAACGTCTCGTTCTCGGTAGCGAACGGAAGCTGTAACATCGCTTTCTGTTTTTCGTCGGCCGTCATATCCGCGTTGCTCATTATCCGAACGATACCCTTCTGGGTATTACGCTTCTTATGCTGCTTGAATATAGTTTGCAGATTATCGCCTATACCCTCGATAGTCCGCATGGTCTGAGCCGTCTGAGATGGCCGAGCTCTGAAATCCTGGATTCCTGCCATTGTAATACACCTCTCTGGTTAATTAGTACCATTCTTCATTAGACTTCACGCCGCCGCCGCTATTGCCACTACCTGAGTTCATTGGTTTCGAGCTACCTTGTTGCTGCCCTGACCCTGACTGGGCCATAGACGTGCCACCGGACAGATACCCGGCGTAAAGCTTCGTAACGCCATACGTATCAGTAACCCAGTTACTCTGTCCGCCACCCGTCATATACGGCGTGCTTGCCCCGATGAGCTGGGCGGCAAGTTGGGTCTGGAACTGGTAAGGGAACTGGATCGTCTGCATTGCCTGAGCATAAACCGCTTCGTTTCGCTGGTTCTCGATCTGCCGCTCAAGGTCGGCGATTGCCTGGAGGTTGCCGGTCGATGCTATTCTGTTAGCGTCCAGCCGGCTAAGATCGTTGGCCGCCGCACCCATCCGTCCCCGCTCCGTCTCGTACATGCCGCCAAGCTGGGTAAGTGTGTTGCGGTCCCTCTTACGCTTATCCTCTGCCTCGACAGCCATACGGGGCGTACTCTGGAGCATACCGCCAAGATTAGCACCCTGGCGAATATCGGTTTGGCCTGCGATTTTAAGATCCTCGCTTTCTTGCCTGAGCCCCTTGTAATAGTCGCTCGTGCGAGGGTCGTACTCACCCTTAATAATATCGGTAAGGTAGCTCTGAGCCGTACCATAGTTGGCGTTAAGGTCGCCGATCTGCCTGCCGACGCCAGCCTGTATAGCCTGCTGGTTCTCGGTCAGACCCGCGATCCTCTGCGTTGGCAACTCTGGGACACCTTCGTCCATTAAGTTCCTGATGAAATTAAGACCAGCCCGTTTTTGCGGTGCGTATGGGTCTTTTAGTTTTTCGCCTTTTGAAAATGCTCCGCCAGCCATAGCGTTACTCCTTAATTATTATTTTCTTTACTCTTTTACTCAGTGGTATGCTCGTACCAGAAGAAATCAATGTCTACGACTAAATCTGCCGTTGTTCGCTTTATTATCTCAAATACGTACACCGAATTTTGTTTTGCTATTATCTCATAATTGAGACCGGGGGCTACGCCGACCGGGTTACGACCTCCTCCGTTCCTTGCCGCCCATATTTTATTGCCGGGGGTGTCGATAACTGGTCCGGCTACGGCCACAAGCGTCGGTGTGTTCGCACTCTCCCTGTCGCAATTCATACCGGGTACGGCCACTCCGCCCGTTATAGTTGCGTCTTCGTATATATTCACCTCAGTATCAACGTCGGGAGCAAGTTTAGCCCTGGCGTGAACTCTTTTGCCGGAGTTTGGTGTGCTGAACGCGAAGTAAGTTGTATTGCCTGTACCTTCGGTATCCACCAGGAATGTTTTAATGAAATAGAAGTCGCCCTCGTGCATTTCGTGATGCTCTATGCCGATCGATACGGGAACCTTATGGACATTGTCGAATTCGCCCAGCCTTGTTGAGTCATTTGGGTCTTGTTGTATTACATGTGCCAAACCATTCTCCACGTAATTACGCAGTAATCGATAATCTTCATCGTACCGCTTTATCATATCATTTATTATTTTATTCGCCTGCTCAATGCTCGTAACCTGCACTGGCATTATATTGTGCGTCTGAGGGGGGAGTAACGGCTCTGGCATTATCTCGCTCCTACAGGCACGTACTCGAACTCAACGCCGATAAAGTTATATTTATTTGTAGCCCCGATCTTAAGCTCGAAGTTCCGAGCCCGCATGTCGACGGCAAGCCGCTTGCGGATAATCTTCTCAGTTCCGTCAAGGATTACGCTGCCGAGACTCTGGAAATTAGCCTCAGTGTCACGCTTGATACTTATGTTCGCCGTTTCCTCACTGCCTGCACCGTTTGAATTAAAGTAAAGGTACATTTGCAGCATTCGCTTATAAAAGTTAAGCGACTGCTTACCAGTCATATCGGTCGATACTACAAAGAAGCTCTCGTAAGCTACGCCGTCATCGGTGTAAGCTCCATGCACTTCGTAAGTATTACCATTAGCGTCACTGCAAAGGTCGACCGGGAAATCAGTGTTTGCGTCGGCGGTATCCCACGAGTCCCATCCGATGTCGTTCCACGTTGCGAACGGCCACGTATCCCAGGTATAAGTCGTTTGACGGGTGTACGATCCGAACGCGGTGACGGGGATCTCCCGCTCCTCCCATTTACCGGCCTTGAATACTAGTACTTTGTTATTTGCCGTCGAGGCGTTACCGTAAGCGACCGCCCACCAAATCTCGTCATACTCAGCGATGTAAGTCGACCGCATTAAGCCAAGCAATTCTGGGTTAAGGTCGCGGGTGGTTTTGACCAGGGCCTTACTTACGTTGCCGTAAGAGACCTCCCTGAAATTCTTGTCAGTCCCGTAGTAAAACAGGTTTCCATCCTTGTCGTTTATGACGCTGCCGGGTGCGACGCAGCCGACCGCCGGGTTAAGCTGGTCCTGGTTGAACGGGATCGCCCCGCCGACGTACCACATTTTTCGTTGCGATGCTCGCTTAAATATACATAGATAACCCTGCCACTCACCGAACCCGCCGGATATGTCACCGTCGCCGGATATGTAAGCGGTCCCAGCGTCCTTGCCGGTATCCTGCCTGAAACCTCCAGTCGACACGCCTTCGCCAATATTCGACCAGGCGACACTTGATGGGTAGATGATCGAGCCGGTATTGTACGTCACGTAGCCAAGAAAAACGTAGTTTCTGAACGCCTTGATATATTTTGCTTTCGATATGAAATCGCTAGAGGTCTCTGATAATTGGGTGTCCATGTACTCGAATACGCCAGCCGTGTCACCGTCCCACTGGATCGGCAAGTCCTGGTTATTCGTGGCGACAAGGTACTCGCCGTAAACGTCGGTGTCCCAGTACTCGGTTTCGGCGGTAAGATCGCCGGCCGGGCTTATGTCTACCCATGTCGTTGTTACTGTGTTCCAGTAATAAATGGTGTCCGAGGTGAATGCGACAAGCCGCTCGGTCTGGTCGGATAAAACAAATCGGCTGTAACGCATTATCTCGTTACCATCCGGGGTCGGCACTTTCCTAAAATCGTTACTGGCCGGGTCATTACTGGTAACATCGGCGTCGAGGAATAAATAGGCAGCATCGGCGATAGTGATCGACGTGGTGGTAGTTATAATAGTATCACTGCTAACGACCGCACTGCTAACAATGGTATGCTGAGCATAATCGCCGTCAGTGTTGTATATGGTGATCGTATCACTGGATGTAAATAATGCGGTCTGGTCGCCGTCAATAGTCGCAGTTACTCCGTCCGTAGACAGGACGGCATACACTCCGCGAACCATCTCAGGCTTACGCAGCTTGGCCGAACGTATTTCCCCGTCCCATTCTTGAGCATTGCTGTTCTCGCTGGTTACGGCGTTGCTCAGGAGAATGACTGGGAAGTCTTCTCGTTGGCCTTGTGTCGGCGAATATATTGCGAATTTGTTCATTAGTATCCTATTGCGAACCATTCAAGGGCGTCGATAGCGGCACTATTGCTAATATACAATACAAGTGTCGTAGTGTTATAACTCTTAACAACGGGGCCAAAGTTTCCACCGGACGGGGCAGCGTCGAATAATGACACCTGAGCGTGCAAGCAGGCGGTTGGGAATGCCGCTACTGCATCGTCGGCGAATGTAATGGTATAATTTCCGGAGCTTGATATAGTTTTCTTGCCGAACTTCATAATTAAGCCGTTCGGCAGGGTTACGCTTTTCTCGCCCGCGTAGCCAGCACTCGGTCCGGACGCCGCGGGGACCATCGTTGCTAATTTGTCGACATACTTTTTGTTAGCGACCCCAGTATCCTCGGCAGGCTCGGCGTCGGTATCCATCCTCGCAGCGTCCGACAAGAGCATTACGTCAGTGTCGTCAGCCTCATTGCGTCCGGCCTTGATAAGATCGACAAACCCGTCACCCGCTTCGTTGTCAGCCTGGAGCGGCGTATTATTAGCAACAATGTTCTTGTCAAGATTAACCTTGCCACCTCTGGTAATCTGGGCCTCGTCCAAATTCTCGTCGATGTAATGCAGCTCGGCAACGCTGTCGGCGTCCTTGGAGAATACAACACCCTTATTAGCAGCAACACTAACAGGCGAAGTCGTTACCCGTAAGGTCGCTTTGGCATGTTCGCCCGCAGCGTCCTCCTGGTAGCCCACGTCGGTAGTGTTAGCACCGACATAGTGGTCAACCTCTAATATCTCGATAACGCCAGCGTTCGTCTTGCGAATCTGATCGTCACCCTGCTTGGGGTCTGCTGTACCCTTCGGATTGTTCGGATCGATTGGGGTAGATTTAGACATAATGTCGGTCGCTTCCTCTGCCGTGCGTAATATTTACGGTTGGTGATGGCAGTTTTGCAAGTTCGCCTTCGAATTTTTGTCTGCGATATTCTTCTTTATCCTCGATCTCATAGTCGCCGTAAGTCTTTGACGCGGATAATTGAACGATAGCAGGCTGGTAAATGTCTGGAAACTCAAGGTTTACGTCTATCGCTCCATGAGTCCGGTCGTAATAGATGGTATAGTCTTTGGTGTTGCCCCTGGTCGGCTCGACATAAATTATCCCATTATAAACGCAATACCCTCGGCGGACATTCTGTCGCCACTCCTCGAAGCTGATCGGGTCAAGCACGTCGGTCCCCAGGTAAAAGGTCTCGACGGATAAGTCTGAAAGCATATCGGTCGGTGCGGGCGACTGATTATCGCTGTCGATCGTACCGGTATCGGTATCTCTTAAAAAGCCGGTACGCAGTGCGATCTCGTTGCAAGCCTCCAGGAGCAATATATTAAAATACTCCTGAGTAAACTTCGCCGTGTCGCGTTGAGTGATCTGAACTACTCTCGCGTATATATTGGCCGCTATTATTGACATGGTTTCGCCTCGATAAAGTTATGGGTGGGAGCCGTCTTGCTCCCACCCTTAAGGGTTAGTTTGGACGTATTAGGCTGCTACGTCCAGGCCCACCGCAGTATCGATGACGATACATCCAAACGCGACATCCGCACCAGCCGCTCCGGTCGCAAAGACTGATTTCTTTGCCCCGTAGATCATGTTGGTGTGTGTACCGAATTTGGTGTGCTGCCAGTCACGGAAACCGTCACGCCATATAGGCTGCTTGCCCCATGCAAGGCAACCTGCCTGAGCACCGCAGAACAAAGCACGGTGAACGGTGATACCGCTTGCACAGGCATCGATCCCGTAGTTGGTCGTGGACTTCTCGAATGTCTCCGAGGCTGTCACGCCGTTCTCACCGTAGCGACTGTGAACAAGGTCGGTGACTTTTACCAGAACATTGTTCCAGATATAGTCAACACCCTTAAACAGAATGTTCTCGTCACCGCGAACGCCTGCGTTCTGGACGGCATTGATCCACGCGGTCTCGCCACGAAGTGCCTTTTCCTGCAAACGACTGATAAAGAGAAGATAGTACGGCTCACCGTTGACCATAATCGGTCGAAGTGGACTGAGGAAATTACCGGAACCGTCGATATCGGTGCGTGCCATACGTTTAACATGCTCGATGACCTGAGTGCCAAACAGACAATTCGAATCACTGGTGATAGCTGCATCGCCAGAGACGCGGAAAACAACGCCCGCCTTAGTCTGTCCGCCGCAGAAAAATCGAACGGCAGTAGTAGACTTGTCGACCGCGGCCCCATCACTGGAGACGTAGTTAACGGTTTCGATGTACTCGCTCGATGCGTCGACCGCACGAGCACCGGTGATCTTACCGGCGAGCTTCATCGTCGGTAAGCCGGACAGAGCACAGAAACAATCATTACCCTGAATACGTCCAACCCACTCGCGGGCAGTTGTTCGGTTTTTGTCACGAAGTGACGTGTACGCCGACTGCTCGGTCGCGTTACCCGCGATGAGCCATGAGTTACCACGCTCGGCGATCTCTACGCTCTCGTCGTAGAAAGTCATTGAGACTTCGTTACCTTCGTAAACGCCGTCATTACCCTGACCGTCAGAGTTATCAATCCCACGGAGACCAAAGGTGATCTTACTACCCTTGTTCGCCTGGAAATCTCTGTTGACCTGGATGATCGACGTGTCTTTCATCCCCGTAAACGGGGCCAATGGGTTTGCTGCGAAAGCAAACTTGTAATCGTCCTTACTCCAAATCTGAGGAATAAGGGCCGTGTTAGCTGCGGAAACGTACGCATTGGGTGCGGACGCGTTCCGTCTAAAACTGGTTGCACTCATAATGAAATACTCCTATTTTACGCCGGAGCTAGCTGTAAATATCATCGAAGATTTGTTCTTCTTCGGATAGCTCGGCATTGTTAATGTTTTCGTTCGTAGGTGTATTCGTAGGAGTTCGTTTTTGTACAGGTTGCCGGTTAAGAATCTGGCAGCCTATTTCGTAGGCTTTTTCGGCGGCATTGTCAGCGTTTCGGATCTCGGCTTTGGCTTTGGGGCTTAATTGTACGTTCTGCATTGCTCCGATTACGTCATAGTAATCTGGTCGCTCTGCCGCAATTATGTCCTGGTCGGCCTCGGCTTTGGTGGTTTTAGCGTCAATCAGGTCTTTGGCCCGTTGCTGCTTATACCTTGCGTCTGCCTTGGCGTCTGCTTTGGCTTCGATCTGTGCTGCAAGCTGCCTTGCGTCCTTGCCGGTTAAGAAGTCATCGTCGTCGATCTCAGGTCCGGAATTTTCCGCGTCCGTTCGCGTAGTCTGAGATTCTAACTGCTTGACTCTGGCCTCTGCTGCCTGTGCTCGCTCTCTAAGCTTCAAGTGCTTATCGACCGGCACAAACCCGTCTGCGTGCGGTTTATCTTCCTGCTCATCCTCTACGTCATCCGCGTCGGCGATCAGGTCGGTAATTGACACATTAGGCTTTTCGGCTTCAACTTCTTCGGAAATTTTCTCGGTGACTTCTTCGCCAACTTCTATAACTTCCTCATTAGTATCGGGTCCAGCTTCTTCTGCACCTACCATGAACTCATCTACATCTACACCTTTTTCAATTTCTTCACTCATAAAAGAGCTCCCTTTTTACCGGCTGGATGAGCCGTAATGTTGCCCGCATGTCACAGTCTGCGTTTACTGCCGTCTTTTAACCGATGACGGATCGTTAGGTGGTTAAAGTTTATTTACATTCCAAGTCTTCGTTTTTTACCTTCTTCGATACCCGCTCTGTAAGCTGCAAATATGTCAAGATGGTCCGTTATGTGATAATGATGACAAATTACATCCGGGTCCACAAATATAGTATACCCTGCTTTTCGTATCTTGTCACTAAAAAAATAATCTTCTGACTCAATTTGTTGGGTAATGTCCTCGTTAAAGGTAGATTTCTGGTAAGGTGGGGTAAGTTTCTCCAGAACATCCCGCCGTATCAGTAAGGTAGTGCCGCCGACTCTTTTGGCTTTAAATAGCTTTTTCGGCAGCTCGTCGATACCGAGTACACTCATATTATCAGGCTCGTCCGGGTCATCCAGGACTACCGACCACATACATCGAAGCTCCTCAGCTTTACGGACTATCGGCGTTACACCGGCGACTACGGCCTTGTTATGTCGCAATAACGTCTCAATCGCGTAATCGTTCATCGGGACCGTATCAGCGTCTATAAAGAATATATGCGTCTTTTTAGCGTGTTCCGGGTCCGTCAAGAATTTCTTAATAGCTGTATTGCGACCAACTTCCGGGAGCTTCGTAGGTGGGTTGTAGACCTCGCCGATACCACGCTGGAAAGCCTTCATAATCCACTGACTACACCGCTCGTCGGTCTGATACTCGATATTATGGGGCTTAACGATCAGGACGGTAGCCTGTTTCGATGGTGCTCTTTTTCTAGTCTTTTGCTTCTTTTTGCTCATTTACGCCGCTTCCTTTAGCCAGTATCCGGCTATCGTCCTGAGTGCTTCGCTCATCTTGCTTGATAATTCTATCTTTGGCAATTCTGGGTGTAAATTATTAAACTCCGCATTACAGGTTTTTTCGCCTAAGTAACCCCATCCGTCGCCGAGTGCCCAACGCATACATTTATGTTTATCTCTCATTGGAACGCCTGCGTCGGCTAATATTTTACAATAATCTTTTGCTAATTCTATAGTTATCATTTACGCCGCTTCCTTCATTTTTAACCAGTGTGTCGCCACTTTTTCAAGTCCTTGCTCGATCGTCATATCGCCGGTGATCTCCGGCAGGTCCGTATGAAAAGTATTCCACGAAAGATGTATGAGCCTCACATCGATCATATCCCAGAACTCGCCAAACGCCCATTTCATGCACGCAATAGCGTTTTCTTTTGATACTCCATATTTAGCTAACATCTTTTCGTAGCCCAACTTACGCCACCTTTCCATGCTTCATATTATAGTACGCCTGGTCATAATCCCAGGCCTTCAAAGCGATTTCGTCGATCTTGTCCTTTTCTCGCTTGCCGGTCGAAAAGTGCCGGTGGTCAAAGGATATATCGTCTATCTTGACGAAAGTACCATAATGCCTCTTATATAAGTCGGTATCGCAGAAGTTATGGATGAATATTTCATCGAAAATCTTTGGACCGTGCTTTTTGTACCATGTTTTCGTTATAACCGGGTGACAAGGCTGGACGGAGTTTATCATATCGAAGATAAATAAAGCTCTGCCGTCAAACTTCTTGCAGCAGAATGACAGGTGTTCGCAGTTTATGAACGGATACAGGTCATCGGCCCCGCATACAATACCATCGAAGTCGCCTATCTGGGACGCCATGTAATTCTGGAGTTTAGCAAACGACTTACGCTCGCCGAGTTCTAACCAGTCAACATGCGGCTTTACGAGGTCGTGAGTCCGCTTATCCCACGCGTATACCGCGATCCTGATATCGCTGTCCTTGAGCGTTGCCCAGTCCTTGACGACATCAAGTGCTTGCTCCGGCCGGTCGCCGGTCGGTATTGTTACCCATACACTCATACGCAACCCCTTGTTAAATACCTGTAAAGCACCTTATCGATATATACCTCGGTGTCAATCAATTTATTTACACCGATCGAGTAATCGTGGTCCTCGCCGCAATGCTTATCCGGGAACCCAACCTTCAAGGCGATCTCCCGGCGGACGGGCGACAGGTGTTCTATACCGCGGTAAAAAGTACCATCCTTGCCCTGGGACCACTTTTTATGCTTTGAGGTCATCTCGAATACCTGGGATTTATCGTTCTTTAAACTTATTATCTCGCCATTGAAACCGACCGCGTCGGGTTTTTGTTCAATAGCTTCGAGGATCTCTTTGACGTAGATATTAGCGACAAGGTCGTCATCGTCAATGAATACTATGTAATCGCCGAGTGCCCGCTCAAGCAACCTCTGTCTTTTCAAACCGATCGACATCTCGCCATTGTCAACGTCGACCACCAGCTCGATCTCATGCGTGAGCTGCGGGTGAAGGACGTACATTAGCCTGGTAAACAGGTCCCTACGTTTAACCATTGAGGGTATTAAAATTGAAAGTTTCGGTGTCATCTAAAATATCTCCGTATCAGGCCATTTTGTGCAGACTGCTATCATGCAATTTGCATCCGGTGAATCTGGCACTATATTGGCATAACGATCTACGCTGTAATAATCTATCATCGGGAAGTATTGACCGAGGGTATATTTGAACTCCTGGTAATACAATTCGTTTATGTGTCCTGGTCGCTTCTTAGTCGACTCCCTCGGGCGAAGGCGTGGCATTGATACGATGAATGTTCCACCTGGAGCTAAGACGTTGTCGTTAATATACTTCAATGCTTTGTGCATATCTTCATTATTAATATGCTCCATTGTCTCAAGACAAACGAACACAGCGATTCCTGACGCGTCAAAGTCAAGGATGTTACCTACTTTATAATTAAGCAATTCGTCTTTGTAAGTGATGATCGCTTTGGCTATAACGACTGGGTCTATGTCAACCCCGTAAACATAGTATCCAGTTTGTTCGGCAAGGAACGCCGAGCCGGCCCCGTCACCGCAGGCACAGTCTATTATGGTGTCGCCGACCAAAGGAGTCGCCTCTTTGATCTTCTTCGCTGCGAAAGCGTACCTATTAAAGTACGTCTTTCTGGTGTAAGCGTTCGCTTTGCTGAGCACGATCCGATCATCCTTCGATGACCAGTCTTCGTCAGTTAAATTTTGTACGTTGTTTTCCATTTATCCCGCTTTCGCAACTTTACCCTTTATCGGGGTACGCCAGGTGTCGCCATATTGTTTTAATAGTAATTTCTTCGGCTCCTTCGGCACGTCAAACTTCTCGCCAAGGAACATTATTTTTTCCGTTTCCGCCAGCCTATGATTCTCGATGTAAACGCCGTTGCAATGGCGACTATTGCCATCGTCCTTAAACCTGTAGAAGTCGATGTACTCGCCGTCTCGCATTACCGTAACAAGCAGGTCTATTTGAGTCCTTACGATCTCAAACCCTCTGCTCTCCAGTTTCTCCAGGGCAAGGCAGAGTGGGTCAAAGTCTTCTTTGAATATACCTACGTCCGTATCGTGGTCGTGGGCTATAAAGTTTTCTTCCCTCACTGCACCGAGAAGCGTGCCGAACGATAACCAGAATTTCAAACCGGCCTCGTCGCAACATTCTTTGCAGTCCAGGAGGTTGGCTCTGGAAACGTCAATATCAATACACTTGCCGCCCCTCTCAGTAAATGACCTTGATGGAGGTATGCCGTATTCTATTCTGTCCCTAACACTGGTCATGGCCGCTATCTTTCTTGATCTGGTTTTATGAAGCTGTTCGTCGTGACCCCATGCAGCCTGATTCGTCGCATACAATAAGTCGTTATGTTTTCGCCACTCATGCTTAACGATAACATCATCAATAAAAACACATTTGCCTATCTTGTAGACAATGTTCGTAAACTCAGTATCGCAGAAAAAACTTTTGTAACCTGGATAATATATATAACCAAAACTATCATACAGTTTTTTACCCATGATCGACAAGGTTATCAAGGACTTGCCGCCGTGGCAACCATCCGGGTAATGCAGTGCTCCGTCAAGGTCCGGGAAATGCCTTACCATGTCGTTTACGATTATAGCGTCGTACCCGTCTACCTGGGGGACCATGTCATCAGAGACGAGGACGACTATGTCCCAGTTAGTACACACGTCCATATCTGCGTTACATGCGTCGATCTTTGTTTTATTGCTACCGAAGCGATATTGGACATTATTGAAACTGTCCATGAATTTCATCATCTCAATATTGTTCATTGTTTCATCGTCGATGTCGCAACTTATGACGAAAGCGAAATCATGCTCGCCGCTCAACATGGACTGCCATGCAGTAAGCGTCTTCTTAAACCATTCTGGTCGTTGCCTGGTCGGGTATTTAAAAAGTATCTTCATGCAAACTCAGGCTCCACTCTTATCGATGATTGTATCTTGAACTGGATCGACCTGGTGCTTATACCCTTAGTTCTGGGTAAGTAGATCACAGGGCATGAAATGTCCGGGAGTCTTTGCTGCCAGTCGTCGCCGATAATAAACACGTCGAAGCCAAGCCGTTTACGCGTTATCTCGTGGTCGAGTATCTCGTTCGGGATAACATTGTGCACAAACGGTAGGCTGTTGACAATCTCGCATCTTTGCTCAAAACTGATTACCGGGCCAACGTCCTTGAATTTTTCCATTGACTCTGAGGTGCTTACTCCGACGATCAATTTATCGCAGAGCTCGGCGGCCCGCTTAAGCAGTCTTAAATGTCCCACGTGGAACAAATCAAACGCTCCGGTCGTGTAGCCGAGTTGGTGTAGTTTATATTTCATTTCGCCCCGCAATCACATGCACATCTGCGTTTTTTGCTCGGATGGTTGTTACAATGGCTGCTATGCTCGACTCCGTCCTCGTCGACGAAGTCCTGCCCGGCTACCGGCGGCTCCGGTTCAGGCTCGACATAATCCTTGTCCCGGCAACGTATCACCTGGGGATCTGTTCTGAGCTTGCGGAGCATCGCCTCGTCAACCTGGTCGAAGTGACGCTCTCGCTCGTCCATTTCAAGAACTTTATCGATAAGGCTCATAGCGTTAGCGTTTC